AACACACATTTACTATGTAAAATGATTGTAAACAAACACTAATAACATTAAATTGCTACGCAAAACAAAAGTCTGAATCTAATGTGAAACAAGGTACTAAGAAAACTTTGTTTTCTGAATCTAATGTGAAACAAGGTACTAAGAAAACTTCGTTATCTAATGTGACACATACTACTAAGGAAACTTCGTTTCCTGATTCTGAATCAGATTCTATTTATCATATATTTTTTTGATAGAATTTTTTATCATTATGTTCTTTTAATATAATTATAGCTTTAGTTTGTTCATTTAAGGTTGGTTCTATAAAATAATATCCTTTATCAAGATACATCAACAGTTTAATAAACTTAAATTGTTGATTTAAATCCATTGTAAATTTGTCTGAATTAAGAACTTGGTAATAGAATAGATGATCCGGTTCATTTGAGTTATCAAATTTATTACTAAATGCTCTTATTTTATTTATTTGTTCCATAAATCTTTTATCGACTCCTTGAAAACTGTTAGCCCAATGAAATATATCATTATGATCAATAATTCCATAATAATTAAATTTACTACTAAACTTAAATTTTTCATCTTTATTAAATTCAAGAACATCATAGTGATCTTTTGATATTACTGTATTATAATTTAAATCAAAATTAATTAGTTTGTTTATTTCATTTTTCTTTTTTATAAAATTATCATTAATTTTTTTTATAAGATCATCCTTCTTTGGCATATATATATTTTCAGTAGATAAAAATTTTTAACTTTATAAAGATTTTCTAAAGTTAAAAATATTAATATAAGAACTTTAAATATGGTATACCATTATAAATTCTTCTAATGAAATAAATTTAATGTTATTTTTAGTTTATAAAAAATTTTATCTACTGAAATATATATATGGAAATGAAAACTTCTGATAAAGATACTATTCTTGTTTTCGGTGTTATACTTGCATTTTTATTTTTTACTTATATTATGCCTTCACTTGAAAAACAATTTAATAAAGAAAAAACTTCCTTGAAAGAAGGTATGGAAGTAATTGGAAATGATAATAAGATTGATAAATTCGATTTAAAACAATGTTCTAAAAACTGTTGTCTTCATACTCAATGGTCAGTACCTCATCTTAAAAATAAACCACCAAAAGGTTATATAGGTTCAAATTTAATGTGTGCTAATGGTTCTGGTGGAGGGTGTCTATGTGTTACTTCAAAAGAAATGAAAAATTTAGAAGAAAGAGGTGGAAATAAAAGAGAATGTAATTAATTCATAATAGATAACGTAGTTATATTATCAATTTGTATTTAGTAAAATTAATTTTTTAGAAGATAAAAATATTTTATCTACTAAAATATATATAAATGAATATATTAGTAACTGTAAAAAACGAATATATGATTAGAATAAAAAATCTATTAACAAAATTAATTTTTGATGGATTAAATTCTATATATTCAAAAACTAGAGAAGCTGCAACAGACGACGATGTTTTAAAAGTTTTTCAATCGTTACTAAAGAGAGTACCTAAATGGACTGATGAAATTTTAAATAATGAAGTTATCAGAATTAGAGGTATATTAGATTTAGATAATAAATTTGATTTATTGAATGATTTAATAAAGGCATCAATTAAATCTTCTTATAATATTATGATTTTTGGATCTGATATAAATTTCGATATAATTAATTTATTAAATGAATTTAATTTTAAAGATTTTATTAGAAATGTATATATTGAGTCATCTAGAGAAATTTATAATAATCCATTTTTATTTTATCATAATTCATCTCCAGTAGATATCAAAAGAAATCAACGTGAAGTTTTAGTTATTATAGGAACATCTATTGAAGAATCTATAAGAAAGTTATTACCAATAAAAATTATATTAGATGCATATTTAAATAACAATAGTAAAATTTTTAAAGTAGTTTATCCTAATGATATTTTAGACCATAATGCGGATGATAATGTAATTGATAGTTTTGTTAAGAATGATTTAGAAAATGATCCTTTTAAAGTTGTTATAGAGAAATTACCATCTAATGACAAATTTCAAGTTGATTCTCCAAGACCAATTCAAGAAATAAAAGAACAAATACCAATTCAAGAAATAAAAGAACAAATACCACTTGATAATCTTAATAATTTATATAATAGAAATTTAGCCCCCTTACCTACAATGATGGGAGGAAATGCATCTTCTGTAAAAATACTTAATTCAGATGTTAATTTAAATAATTCATCTGAAAATTCTGTTCAAAATAAAATTATGGATATTATAAATGATAAAAGTTTGAATCTAAATATTCAAACAAATATAAGTGAATTTGAAAACACCAATAGTAATAGTAATAGTAATAGTAATAGTAATAGTAATAGTAATAGTAATAGTAATAGTAATAGTAATAGTAATAGTAATAGTATTAGTAATAGTAATACTAAAGAATCAATTAAAATCAATGATCCAAGAGATGTTAATGAATCTATTAATAGTGATTCTAAAAATTCTAATAGTAATAATAGTTGCAATGATACATTTATGACAAAAGATGAAAATAAATCAACGTATATTATAAATAATGTATTAGAATCAGCATCAACCAAAATTAATAAAATTAATAGATCACAATCAGAATTAGATAGTAAATTAGAAAAATTACTAAAAAATGATTTAGGAGATTCAGATACCGATTCTACTTTTGCAGTAGATAATCAATCTAATTACCAAGAAGTGTTTTCCAATTCTAATTCATCTCATGATTCATCTTTAAATTCTAACCAAAAAAATGAAGAAATAAATAAAAATAAATTTTTTGCTAATTATTTAAATATTTAAAATATAATGATAAATTGAATCAATTTTATAAATTGTTTCAATTTTCATCTTTCCATTTTTCGTAAAAAATATAAATCAATTTTCATCTTTCGTAAAAAATATAAATCAATTTTCATCTTTCGTAAAAAATATAAATATATAGTAAACAAACACACAGATTACAAAAACAAAAACACAATAAAATTATTTATTTTATTTTTCATTAATTGTTTTTTGACTAATTAATATCGATGGTGATATCATATCAAGTAATGCAAATGAAATTGCAGATATAAAAGCTAATGTAAGTAATTCACTATTATTTAATAATTGATTAGGTATGTATCTAAGAGATACTAACATAATTAAACACATTAAAATATATTTAATAATTCTTTTACACATTTCTTTATTAGTTATTTTTAACATTAATATACTGTAGAAAAAATAATTTAGAAATTGATTTTAGATAAAATTGTTATATACGTATAATAATTTATATTAAATTTTCTTTCTAGTGTTATTATAATGAAAAAAATTATATATTTTATATTTGGAACATTTATTTTAGTTTATTTATTTCAATCTATGGACAAGTCTTGTAAAAGAAAGTCAATATTTGATAAAGTTAAAATTCCTTTACTATCATCATCTTTAATTGGTATTATTTGTTTACATTTAGATGATAAAAGTCCTTCATGTTTACAATTTGTAATGCCATTTAGTAAACCCGTCAATATTGATGGACAAACTATATTTACTGATTTAGGAAACTTTTAAAAGTTCGTTTTATGATTACAAACATTTTTTTCTAAATGTTTGTAATTAATGAGTCATTTAAATGTGAGTGCAGGAGGTTCTCAATTAAGACTAAAGAAATTTAGAATAGATAAAATGGTCGAACATGCTACAATTGCGATGATTGCTAAAAGAGCGTCAGGAAAAAGTTACTTGACAAAAGAAATATTATATCATAAAAAAAGTCTTCCTACTGCAGTTGTTATTAGTAGAACAGAAAAATTAAATCGTTTTTATGGAGAATTTATTGCAGATAGTTTTATTTATAATAGTTTTGAGACAGATATTTTAACAAACATATATCAAAGACAAGCTAAATGTAATGAAGATAATAAAAATAAACTGGCTGAAGGGAAAAAAGAGAAAGATGATCGTATAATGTTAGTTATGGACGATTGTATGAGTTCAAAAGGAACATGGGTAAAAGACCAAAATATTCTTGAATTATTTTTTAATGGTAGACATCACCATGTTTCATTTATTTTAACAATGCAGTATGCTGTAGGTATACCTCCTGAAATGAGAAGTAATTTTGATTATATTTTCTTATTAGCAGAAGATTTTATTTCAAACCAAAAAAGATTGTATGAACATTATGCAGGGATGTTTCCATCATTTGATATTTTCAAACAAGTTTTTACTGAAGTAACACAAAATTATGGAGTAATGGTTATTGATAACAGAATTCATAGTAGTAATATAACTGATAAAGTATTCTGGTATAAAGCAAAAAAAGTACCTGATTTTAAAATGGGATCTAAAATATTTAATAAATATCATAAAAAATATTATGATCCTGAATGGAATAAAAGACCAATGTTATTTGATCCTAATGATATATTATCTAAAAAAAGAAATAATTTTAAGGTTAATGTGAAGAAAGTCAAAAATAATGATGATGATGATTCTTATTAAAGATCAATGCTATTAGATGAATTATCTTTTCCATCTAGTTCTTTACTACATAATTCCTCTTGTTTTACATATTCTTTCTTTTTCTTTTCCAAGCTTTTAATTGATTCCTCAATATCTCCTAATTTTTGTTTTAATGTTTCCTTTTTACTAGAATCATCTGTACTTGATAGTTCTTTTTTAATAATTTCTTTATTTTCATTTGATGTTTTAATTGTTTCTTCAACATTTTCTCTAGCTTGACGATTCTTATATTGTTCATGTAAAATTTTAGATTTCTCACTAGATTCAATATGAGCTTTCATAATTTTATTTAGTTCTTGGTTAGCATATTCAGGTGATCCTGCTTCTTTTGAAGTAGGATCTGGATCAAATGCTAACCATTTACCCATTTCACCAACATAAATATTATGAAGAGTATCAAAAGATTGTAATTTTTTTGCATATTCTTCTGCTTCATTAATTTTATCAAAAACTCCTCTAATTTTAATTCCTGATAATGTTGTTTTATTAGTAGGATCTTGTAAAAAACTGATACAAACAAAATTTTGAGCAGTTGGTAAAAGTGTGTCTTCTGTTAGTAGATCAACGGACATTATAATATTATAATACCATAATAATTATTTAAATAAAAATCAATAAAGTTTTTTATTTAACTTTAAATGATACGATCGAATTAATTGATTTTATTTTATTATTATTTTTCTCTATTTTTTTATTTACTTTTGCTAGTTCGGCTATTAGCTTTAATTTTTGATTAAACAACTTTTTACCTAATAGAATTATACTATTTTGCAAATCATTTTCTGTTTGATTATATTTAGTTCTTTTCATTTCTGATAATGTTTTTTTAATATTTTGATAACTATCAAATTTACTTTTTATTTTATCATATAAAAGTTTTCTTTTTATTACCTTCCTTTGATATTCTATCATTTCTTTTTCAGTTAATTTATTTTTAATAGGTTCTGTTTTTGATACAATTGAATTTAATTCTTTTAATTCTGGTTTTATGAAATTAATATCATCAATAATAAATTCCTGTTTTTTCTGTAATTTAGTGATCTTTTCAATTATTAATGATTCAGATATTTTATCTTTTTTTAATAATTTTTCTTCTTCTTTTCTATTTTCTTTAATCATTTCATTTGTAATTTCTATTTTATTATTTATTTCAATGATTTTTCTTTTATTTTCAATACTTTCATTTTCTAATTCTGTTATTTCTTTCTGAGTTTCATTATCTTTTTTATTGAAATCTTTAGTTAGTTTGTCTGTATATCCCATCCAAGGAGAAGGTTTTTTAAACATTATTTCAAACATATTAGTAGGAAGAGTATCTTGTATTACTAATTCACTATCAATAGTCCTCTTTTTCTCTTCTGCAATTAATTTATTAACAATTTCTTTGTAATTCATATCATTAAATACATAATATGACTTTGTAACATAAAATGTAAGAAATGTTAATCCTACAAATAATATTATAACAGATATGTTTTTTAAGGTTTTCATATTACTATATTGAAGAAATAAATTCCCATTTTAAATTTTTACAAATTTTTTCCCAAACGTCTTCTTGTTCTTTTAAATTTTTAATTGATTTTAATAAAGGAAAACTATTTAGTAAATTATCCAATTCTAATAACTGACAAAATTTGTGTAATACATAAGAATATGATAAAAAGTTTTTTCTTCCTGTAGGTTTATATATTTCCCAAGGATCCTGAATTTTAGAAAACATGTCGATAAACTTTATCTCAATATTTCTGCTTATTGTAGGTGGATCAAGACCAGTTAATTTATTTATTATGAATGGAATATGTTCATATAGATTGTTATGACCCAACTTTTTTAATATTAATTTCATTTTATCTCTTGTTAGTGATTTTAAATCTTTTATTCTATTTTTATTCATTTCAGTAATTATTTCTACAAAAATATTCTCAGGAATTTCTGTAGATTCTTTTGCTTGAAATTGATTTAACCATTCTTTGAAATGATTTTTTCTTTGATAAGGAGAATATTCCTTAATTTGTTTGTCTTCGTCAAGTATAATTTCTTCACTGTCACCACATATTGTACAAACAAATGTAGATTCACCAAAGTCTAATGTTTTTTCAATATTACATTCCTTACAATATTTTATTCTGTTTGTACCATCATCTTTTATTGTTCTCACACCTTCTACTCGTTGACAGTATTTATTTAGTAACCTTGATCTAGAATTAATTTCATCATCCTTTTTAGGCTTTTTTTTAGATAACCAATCAATAATATTTTTGGTTTCATTATATTCATTTTTATTTTCATCTCTTAATTCATAATAATCGCATATAATTTCACCTATTTTATCATAATAATTTATTTCTTCTTTATTACTATTTATTGAATTAACATCAGATTTTAAACTATCAATCTCATTAAGAAAGTTAGCTTTATTTTCTATATCTTTGTCTGTTAATTGATTGTTATCTTTTAGATTATTGATATCAAATAATTTAGTTTCTAGTTCTTCTATTTTTATTTTTTTATCATCAATGTTATTTTTTTGTGTGTGGAACATTTCTGAATATTCCTTGTGTTTTTTATCCAAAGTAGTTGAATCTCTGAAGTCTGTTTTTTCTTTTTTCTTGTTCTTAACTTTAAAATTAGACATTATATATAAAGAAAAAATTTACTTTAAGCCAATATTTATAAAAAATAGATATATTTGTAATCTTAATTGATAG